GCAAAAGTAACTTCTACTTTTGTACTATCTACGTACCCTTCTTTATCTCGGTATTCTTCTAAAATTTCCCAGTTAAAGTTATTAGTAAACGGAACTGTTGCATCCGGTTGTGTATTGATACTTAAGATACTAATTTTATCTTTAACAATTTTTCCAGTTTTATTATCGTACACTTTGTCGTTAGAGTCGTAATAGAAACGTATTTCGTTGTCGCTTTCAAATACGTATCTTAGTCCTCTGTAGGTTACAGTGTATACTTCGCCATTAGTTTCAAATAATAATAACCAACTAGCATCTAGATTTAGATTTGATAAATCACCTGTAAAGCCTGTACTAAAGTTAGATAGCTTGTCTAAGTTAGTGTTTTTAATTAAGCGCCATTCTCTGTTATTTGTATCGTAACGTAATCCAAAATCATTGTATGCAAATGCTTGATCTATAATTTCAGTTTTTAAGTCGTCAGTTACACTTACAGCAAGGCGTGGCAATATTTGATCTAGTGCAGCACCTTCTGGTATTTTATCTGCAAGAATTACAGGACCTTGATATGGGTTAGCACTTGTTGTTGCGCCGTTCCCTGTTACTTGTATAACTTTTGTCCAAATGTAATCCTTATCGCCTACATTAGTTGCAGGACGATTTACAATGTTATTGTTTTTATCAAAGCACTTATTTTGAAATCCAGTAACAAATTTTACAGTTGCACCAGCTTCGATAAATTTTAAGCTATTAGTAGTAAACGATCCAGTCTGTAAACTAACATCGTCTATATCTTGAAAGTATCCGCTAAATGTATTTGTATCTTCAGAAACTGATTTCCAGTAAGCGCCTAAGTCACCTGCAAGAACTTTAGCATATCTGTCTGCATAAAAGTGCTTAACTTTTCTTTCGCCTAGAATAGGTTCAATTAAGTTAATAATTGTGCCTTCAATATCAGTTTGTGTTTCAAAACTAAAGCTAGTTTTTTTGTTGATGTATTCTTTGTAAATTACACCGTCATTACCGTATAAGTTAGTTTGACTGTATTTTCCAGTTGCATCAATTAGATCAAAGTAACGGCTAATACCGCTTGACGTTCTGTTAACACTTTTAACTTTTACAATATCTTGGCTAACTGCAAGAGGTGCTACGTTGTAGTCCTCACCTGTAATCATACGGTTTTGTGTGTAGTATGTTGCAGGAGCGTTTGTTTTAATGCTTTCGTTAGTTTCAGAAGTTTCTGAATTACTTACAGTATATTGCAAACCTAGTGTAATTGTTAAATTCTGTACTTTACCTTGCTTGCTTAGGTATGGAATTCTAATTGTTATTCCACGCATACTTGCAGGTGTAATAATCATATTACGGTTTGCAGAGTTACGATAATAAGCACGAAAGTTACCTTTTGGAAGGTTACCGAAAACACCGTCTGAAAATATTAAATTAATACGATCGTCTACACGAGTTAATACACTGTATACATTTCGAATCTTTTTATTAATGCTATTGTAGATAATGTTATTACCTTCAACACTATCAACTTTAGTCCAGTATTCTACTTCATTGCCGTTTGCATCTAGTTTGTATAACCAAACATCACTGTCGTTAATATTAGTAGAGTCAATTGCTACTGCTTGGTTTTCAGTAGGTTGTGTAATGCTAAACTGACCATTGTTTAGAGTACCCTGACGGAAGTGTGAAAAGAAACCACTGTTTGTGCTGCCTGCACCTTGGCCGTCATCTCTGTAAACAAATGCAAAGTTATTTCCAGGTAGAGGAGGCTCTTCAACAAGAGATCCACTATCAATGTCTGTACTTACAATCTGGAACGAAGTAGATTGTCCTTCGATTGTTTTTTCAAAACTGTAAACAGGAACAGAAGTGTTTACACCATTAAATCTGTATTGCTCAGTGCTAATACCTGAAACAGTTTCTAATTTGTTAGGACGTCCAAATACGCCGTTTACTGGAAGTGCTGTGTTTAGTACTTTAATAAACTGCTCATACCAGTTATCATTTGTGCTATCATTCCACTGGATAGTAACGCCAGCAAGGTTAGTACCGTTAGAATCGATAACATCTTCATCTGTTTTAACAGCAGTAAACTTTAATAGTCCATTTGCTGCTTGGTTTCTGCGAGGATTGTAGCTGATTAGACGTGCAAGACGTAGCACACTTTCTCTACGTTCGGCAAGTTCAAGGAAGTTTTCTCTTGCGTTCAAGTCAACACGGAAAGCAAGGTTCTGACCTAGGAAAGCAATAAGGTCAATAAGTGCTAGGTATTCACTTGATTCGATGTAATCGTTAAAGTCCTCAGGATAGTTTTCCCTAAGGTAATTAATCATTGTTCGACGTAAATTGTCGAAATCGTAACTTTGAAAATCTGCGTTGCGGAATGATTGATATACTCGTTTCCAATCCTCTGCAACCAGTAGTCTATTTTGTCTATCTGTTGCTGACATGTGCTTTCCTCTGCTATAAGGTATTTATCGTAAAAAGAAAAGTGCGTATATAATTTACGCTATCAATCCGTTGACTTGATCGAATTGTAAGCGCATAGTGTCAGCAATAGAATAGTTAAGGTAGATTAAAACACATTCGATTTGTATTCCGCTCTCGTATTCAGTAACAATAACTTGGTCAGCAGTTACACGAGGATCGTAATCAATAATATCTTCAATGTTTTTTACAATAGCTTGCTTTAGTGAATCAGTTAGTGGCTCAAATAACAGATCCCAAATAATAGTTCCAAATTCAGGATTTTCTAGTTTTTCGCCTTGACGTATGTGGAAATGATTAATAATATCTTGCTTAATGACTGCAAGATCATATAAACGAAAACCGTCATTTTCTTCGTTTACAGTTGAGATACTACGATATGCAGCACTACTTGCAGGTCGTTGTGCAACTTGAGAGTCGCTTACTTGTACACGTTTGTAAAGGTTCTTTTCTAATGTGCTCATATCGTATTTACCTTATGCAAGACCTTGTGCAAACCAAGCACTTTCTTCGTTGCGTCTTGTAACTAGTCCTGCTAGCACTTCGCCGCCGGCTCTGTTATAACGCTTAATAGCTTCCATAATTTCTTCATCAGAGCGCGATCCGCCTTTAGTTAATCCAGCTAATCGTCCTGTACCTAAATTATAAACAAAACTAGTTAATGCATTAATTTGTTCTTCGGACCAGTTGTATCCGTTTTCCTGACCGTAACTAATAACATAGTTCCTGCGAATATTAACGTCAGCTTCTAATCTTCTTCTAGCTTCTTCTCTAGTAATACGCTCAGTCTGGCTTCTGGCACGAGTTCCGTAGCCGTTAGTCCACTGTTCGTAGTCATCGTAAGGTGTAGCATGGAATCCTTCTTTAGAAATAATGTATTCGATAAGATCAGTTGGAACATTTATCGGTCCAGATGCAGCAGGAGGAGCGTTTGGTTCAGATGGATTTTCTGTTGTTTCTTGCGAAACAACCCTTAAACTAGGTTGTCTTTCAGAAGTAGCATCTGTAGCACCTACTAATCCTTTTCTAAATGTATCCGGAGTGAATAGCAGTGTTCCAGAATCTAACGGTTCTGTTACTTGCACATCTGTTTTATCTTTCTTAAAAGCAAGAGGATTTAAGTTTTCGTGATGTACCCAAGGTTCGTGCTGTGGCATTCTTCTTACAATACTTGAAATACTTCCGCTAACTAAAGACCCCGGAGTTACAGACGGTACAGCATGTTCTTTTAGCAATTCTACCTTTGATGCATCAATTGCTAAAGAAGCCGGTGTAGCTGCAATTGATCTTCCGCTATTCCAGTAAATTTCCGGACCACCATCGCCGGCTATTTTTACTGCTGCTTGCAAATTAATGTCTGCTTCTTTACTTTGTAAATTTACATTTCCATTACTTAAAATATTTGTTTCTGCTTGCGACTGTGTGAACAATGCAGTTTCTGAAACAAGATGCATATTTCCAGTAGTTCTTGTATAACTATTAAATTGCGTATAATGGTGAGTATCTGTATCAACAGAAGTTCTATAGTTACCCTTTATGTAATCGTCTCGATTTTCTTCAACGTGAACCTTTAAGTTACCGTCAACACGAATATTAGTATTATGAATACTTTCAATTTGAATATTACCACTAGTTCCGTCAGCATCATCACCGTCTGTATAACGTGCATTTGCTCGCATGTTAATATTACGCCCGGCTTCTATATTAACATCTCTACTAGCAGTAAAGTTTATATCCGTGTCTGAGTGTACGCTAATACTGTCATTTGCATAAATGTCTATTTTACCATCAGACGTCATTTCAATCCAAGAAGTACCTCGAGCATTACCGATATAAATTAAGTCTTCGCTGTTGTGCATTAAAATTTGATGTCCGGTACGTGTTCTTAGACGTATTAATTCATTCTGAGGGACAGTAGGATCTCCGCCTTGCTCGCCAATTTCTTTACTTACATATTCAGGCGGACCTGCGTCAGCTGTAGTTTTACGTAAAAATTTATCATCACCGTCGTCCATGACAAAAGACGAACCGCCTAATCTGTTACTAAAAACATTTGCCTTTAGACGTTCTTGACCTTGTAGACTTCTAGGAGCTCCGTTGCGTTTATCTAGCGGACCTGGAGTGTTTACACCAAATACTGCACTAGGAACTTCTCGTCTAGCACTCGTAGTTGTAGTACCTCGGTTTTCGTCATCTATAAGACCTTGTACTTCTAGTACTTGTGTAAAGTCTTTGTTAAACGGCTTATTAAATCGTGTAGCATCATTAACTGTGCCTGATTCAACTTTTCTGTTAAATTCGCCAACTGGTAATTTCTTGCCTGCTAAATTTGTCGGAGTTCCTGCGGTGTGTTGTACAGTACTTGCTCTTCCGTCAGGTACCATAAAGTTTATATATTGATCAGGAATACAGCCAATCCAGTAACATCTAGAAATATCTTCTTCCACAAACATTACTAAAACACGAGTGCCTACGTCCGGCGGAACCATCCACATACCGTAAGATTTTTGAGTTACACTATAACCATCATTTGCTTGGTTTGCACTATAAGGCGTTGTTCCGTAAAATGGCATTAAGTAACGTGCTTCGATACTTGTGCCTATTTTTTCAGGCTGGTTACCCGATGACTCTTTCTTTAGAACATCAACTAGTAAAGAACCCATGTAAGTTTTATCAAGATGACTTACTACAATAGCTTCGTAAACTCCTGCTTGTACAGATTTTATCTTCGAATTAGTACGTTTACTTTCAGACATTAATTATTATTCCTCATTGCAGCAATTATTGCTTTAATTTTATCTCCGGTATTAAAGTCGTATCTATCATCTTCAATGTTCATAGGTAGGTAAGGTCTGAGTCCGGAACCAGTTGTTTGTTGAGTTGTACCCGCAGTCTGTGGTTGACTAACTGCTTGTGTGCCGCTTACAATGCTTTGCTGACTTTGTATAGCTTCTTCGTTAGATAGTACAGGCGGTGATTCAGGCTCTGCCGAAGAAGGTGTTGCTCGTGGCGGATCACCTGGTATAAGTCCGTTTCTTTGCCATTGGAAAGATCCTCTTTCTGCTGTTGCAGCTGAGAAATGCATTGCATCAGTTGAACTAGACCATGCTCCGCCCCATCCTAGACCGTGTTTAGCAGCAAGTGCTTCCATTGCACTGCCTGTACCACCTTCTGGCATATCAGTAGGTTCTGGAGCATCTGCTGGTCTAGGTTTAACCATACCGTTTTCATTGCTGTTAATGTCTAGTGCCATTCCGCTAGCATGGTAACTAAAACTATTTGACCCTACTGCATTTCTTCTAGCATATCCGTCTAGTGATCTAATTTCATAGCCGTAATCGTTTTCTAACTCATCAATAAGTGCTTGGAAATTAGATTGGAACTTTTTAGCAACTTGTGCAGTTTTTCCTGACTTAGATCTTACAGTTGCTAGCTCGCCTTGATCACTATATGGCTCAGGTACAGGAGCACTAACTGTATTAGTTGATGTTTCTGGTGCTGAACCTGTTTGTTCTGCAACATTGTCAGCATTTTCAATGTTTTGGTTTTGTGTACTTGTATTTTCAGAAATTATTAATCTGTTTGCTTCTTCTGGAGCTATCTGTGCTTGATTACGTCTGCGAACTAACTTTAATCTTTGTACAAATTTGTTTCCTGATATTTCATTATCAATTGTTATTATTTTGTACAGTCCACTAAATCCTTCCACTGTTACAACATCTTCAGGGAACATCATTGTGCCGTCTTGGTTGTAATCAATTGGTGTTCTGAAATTAATGTATATGTCAACTTCGTTACGCTGCCAGTCTATACTGCCGTCTTCTGTCATTAATGCCGACACTCCGCTACGTGCAGCATTATAATTTCCTATACCACTGTCTGGTACAAAATACGGATCTCCCCAAATTTCTAATTCTGCTGTGATTAAGTCGATGTTACTATTCAACAAAGATTCATGAAACATCTTAGCAAGATTCTGTCCCCTGTCTAAATTATATTGGCCGCCTGAAAAACTACGCTCTCGTTGAACCATTTCTACCCTGCCTTCAGGAACAAGTCCGT